GCACTTGGCAAGATTAAACAAGCTGCGGCAACTAGAACTATCGCGACTAAGGTGGCAGTTCGTATCGCTTCAGGCGGTAAAGTTTCAAAGACTTCTAAAGTCGGAGAGATCAGTCTTGGATTCGCTTCTCAGAAGTTCTCAGGTGGAGCAGATACTAAACGCCTATGGGCTGGCATGGAATTCGGTTCTAATCGCTATAAGCAGTTCCCAGCGAGAACCCCACGCTATCGCAAAGGCAACTATGGCTACTTCATCTATCCAACGCTAAAGGCTCAACAGCCTTACATTATTAACGAATGGCAAGATGCCTTCTCAAAGATACTTAAGGAGTTCTAATGGCTGGAGATAGCAGAACCCTTAAACTAGCAATCCTTGGTGAAGTCAAAGACCTAAGCGCAAGCCTTACTAAAGGCTCTAACGAAGTCTCTTCATTCGGTGACAAGATCACAAAGTTCGGCAAAGTTGCCGGGGCGGCCTTCTTAGCTGCTGGCGCTGCTGCCGCTGCCTATGCTGGCAAGTTAGCCATCGATGGCGTAAAGGCTGCGATCGAAGATGAAGCGGCTCAGTTAAGACTAGCAACATCTCTCAAGAACGTAACTGGCGCTACAGATGCCCAGATCAAAGCAACAGAAGATTATATTCTTCAGACAACTTTAGCCACAGGCGTAACAGATGATGAACTTCGTCCATCGCTAGATCGGTTGGTTCGTTCGACTTCTGATGTCCAGAAGGCTCAAGAACTTCAGACACTAGCTCTCAATATCGCAGCAGGCACAGGCAAATCTCTTGCATCCGTATCCGAGGCGCTATCCAAAACCTATGATGGAAACTTCGGTGCGCTCAAGCGACTAGGCGTTCCACTAGATGAATCAATTATTAAATCAAAAGATTTCGATGCAGCGCAGAAGGCTCTCTCTGAAACCTTTGCTAATCAATCATCGATCCAAGCCGAAACTTTCGCTGGCAAGATGGATAGACTCAAAGCGGCCTTCAATGAAGGTAAGGAGCAAGTCGGCTCATACATCCTCGATGGCCTAACTCCCCTAATCTCAGGGATCGTCAATAAAGTAATTCCAGCAGTTCAAGCCTTCATCGGTTCAATCAGTGGAGAAGCAGGAATCAAGAAGGCTCTAAGCAGTTTCGTTGATGGCGTTAAAAGTATATTTATTCCAGTATTTCAAGGCCTTAAATATGCCTTCGACCAGATCAAGAATGCAGTCGAAGATAATAGAGAATCCTTTAAAGCCTTATTTGAATTCATGAAAGTTCTTGCCCCTTACTTCGGCGGCGCTCTCAAGTTAGCCATTCAAGGAATCGGCATAGCCTTATCTGCGGTAGTTAATATCGTGGCAACTCTTATCGATGGATTTAGGACTCTAATCAATCTTGGTTCAAAGATCGGTGGCGCTATTGGTGGAATGTTCGGCGGTGGCAGAGCAGCTGGTGGCCCGGTATCAGCAGGGACAACTTATCTCGTAGGCGAGAAAGGCCCAGAACTCTTTACCCCATCAGGGTCAGGAACAATCATTCCTAACGGCTCTCTTGGCGGTTCTTCTAATGTCATCAACATAACTGTAAATGGCGCAATCGATCCGATCTCTACTGCTCGCCAGATCACTCAGATCCTCAATCGCGAAGCAACCCTTTCAGGTACATTCAACAAGGTTGGAGCATCGCTTCTGGTGGGTGCATAATGCCTTGGAGTCCACAGCCAACGATCTCAATTAACGGAATTGATCGCAAGTCGATCACCCTTGATGATGTACAGATTTCTTATGGTCGATCTTCAGTCTGGGAACAGGCTCGATCTTCTTATGCTCGCATCTCGATTCTAAATACCAATGGGACTGACTACCTATTCGAGATGAATCAAGTAGTAGCAATCAAGGTCAAGAATGTCGCTGGAACAGATGTCACAATCTTTACAGGCAAGATCACTAGCGTGGACAATAACCTCGCTGGATCAGGCACTATCGGAACTAACGCAATCCAGACAATCACAGCAGTCGGGCCGTTCTCTCAGATGTCTCGCAAGATTATCGCGGCATCCAATTATCCTAAAGAGATGGATGCGCTTCGCATGACTCGCATCTTTACAGATGCCGGACAAACCATCGATGTAGTTGATACTCCAGCAATTTATGAATTCGCTGCTCGACCAGGAAACCCAGCAGATGCCTATTCACTAGCCGCCACCTTCGCCCAACAGGCATTCGGATATATCTACGAAACCTCGCTAGGTAAAGTGGGCTTCGCCAATGAATCTCGCCGCACAAACGATGCCAAGGCTAACGGCTACACAGTCATTCCTAACGGTCACATTCTCTGGGGTAATGTCTCAAGCCAAAAGACTTTGGCGGACATTCTCAATAACCTGATTCTTACCTATGATACTGGAACTAAGACAGCCACCGATGCAACAAGCATCTCGGACTTTGGGCAGGTAGATGGATCGATTGCTACTGAGTTGCATAATGCCGCAGATGCTCAGACTCAAGCAGATCGCTATGTAACCCTTAGAGCCTATCCTCGGACTTCCCTCAGCTCTTTTACTATTCCAATCAACTCTACGAATATCTCAGATGCTTTGCGAGACTTCTATATCAACATGAGCATGGGCGAGCCGATCCAGATCACAGCCTTGCCAATCGCTTTGAAGAACACAACTTATCGGGGATTCGTAGAAGGCTATTCATTCTCGATTAACCAGTACGAAATGATCATGACTCTCAATACGACCGACTACACCTACAGCTTCACTCCTACTCGATGGCAAGATGTCGATGCATCTCTTACATGGAATGGCGTGGGGGCTACGGTACAATGGACTACTTACGATGACTAGGGGTAAGCGTGGCAACAACAACTAACTTCGGCTGGACTACGCCTGATAACACAGGCTATGTCAAGGATGGCGCTCTGGCTATCCGCACCCTTGGATCAGCGATCGATACCTCTTTGGTCGATCTCAAGGGCGGCACAACCGGGCAAGTCCTTAAAAAGACTTCTGGAACTGACATGGACTTTGAATGGGGAACAGTATCTTCGACCCCTCGAATTGGTCAGGTAGTTCAGGTTATTACTGGAACATCGACTGTCACCGCTTCTACTACTTATGTTGATGCAACTGATATTGAAGCAACAATCACTCCGACTCTTAGCACTAGCAAAGTCTTAGTTATGATTAACTTTAAAGGCTCACACGATGGTGATTTTGATCTTGCACCAGGAGCGCAATATCGCCTACTTCGTGGAGCGACTGCTGTATATGATTATGGTGTCCATAATATATTTACATTAACTTCACAAACTGCTTCAGTTATTAACTTTAAAGGAACATTAGTTTATCTTGATTCTCCAGCGACTACTTCTGCTACAACTTACAAACTTCAATTACAAAGAACTGGTGCTGGAACTTCTGCAAGCGCAGGCGGTTCTGATACATCTATCATTCTTCAAGAGGTACTCGTATGATATTTAAAGCAATTTCATCACTACGCCCAGGCGCAGAATTTACTATGAATAACGATGACATCAAGACGATCGTCTGGCATACAGAAGGAGTAACTACTCCAACTAAGAAGCAAATCGATGACGAGATTAAACGTTTAGAAGCTGCTGAGGTTCAGTCCATCGCAGATAAAGCAGCTGCTAAGGCTTCGGCTATTGCCAAACTTGAGGCACTTGGACTCAACCTTGAAGAAGCACAGGCGATCTTCGGATAATGAAACCAAGACTATGCAAGGCTGGACAACAACTTCGTGAGCAATTCGATGACTGCTTCAGCGATCGTGATCGCACCTCAGACGGCTGGATCGGTGATAGTCGGCACTCAGCTCGTAAGTCTGACCATAATCCAGATGAGCAGGGCTGGGTTCGTGCCATTGACATTGACCGCGATCTATCGGGAAAACCAAAGCCAGACATCATGCCCGATGTGGCTGATCAACTTCGTATCTTGGCAAAGTCTGATAAGCGAATCTCCTACATCATCTTTGATTCAAAGATTGCAAGCGCCAAAAGCGCATGGCGTTGGAGAACTTATACTGGGATCAATAAGCACCGTCATCATCTCCACATATCTTTCAGTATCAAGGGCGATCAAGATGGTTCGTTCTTTAATATCCCGATGCTAGGTGGTAAATAATGGGTCGCGTAACGATCAGTTCTAATAACCTCTTCCCCGGCCCTAAAGGCGAAAAGGGAGATCAAGGCGATCCAGGTGGCCCACCAGGGCCAGCAGGCCCAGCAGGCCCTACAGGGCCACAAGGCGAAACAGGCCCACAAGGATTACAGGGAACTCAAGGCAACCCGGGCGCACAAGGCGCACAAGGGCCAATCGGTTCAACTGGATTAAAAGGCGATAAGGGAGACAAGGGCGATACTGGCGCAACAGGATCAACTGGCGCTACTGGCGCTAAAGGTGATACTGGTGATCAAGGCCCATCTGGCGTTGTTTCAGTAACAGCCCCGATAACTAATAGCGGTACTTCTTCGGCTGCCAATATCGGTATTGATCTTTCAAATATAGCAACCAAATACGCTTCACCTTGGCAGGTTAAGTACCGTTCAACATATTGGTACGAAGCAAAAAATGGGTCTCAAATTCTTAATGGAACTTTTGCCTTGAATAGAATTAATTTATTACCTTTATTTATTTTAGAAACCATTACAATAGATAGAATTGGTGCTGAATGTTTTACTGCTGTTGCATCAAGCACTTTTAGACTAGGCATATATAATTCTGATTCTAATGGAGTTCCTTCTTCTCTATTGCTAGATGCTGGAACTATTGACACTTCTACAACGGGTGCAAAATCTATTACTATTTCTCAAATTCTTAATCCTGGATTGTATTATTTAGCAGGCGCGCAGCAGGGTGGAGCAAGTAGCGCAACCATGAGGGCTTATCACAATGTTATAGGTAATCATTCGCCTGTTGCCTCAACTTCTATGTCAACCACCAATTATCAAACTGGGTTCAATCAGGATAGCGTTACCGGTGCGTTCCCAAGTACATATACCGCCAATAATCCAAATAACCTTCAACAACTTCGTATCCAATTTAGGGTGGCATAATGAAACAAATCACTTACGGCATCGGCGGCTATGACCCAACCAAGCCAAATAACAACATCGTTGAAGAAATCGACATCCCAGACCAGGAGACAGAATGAACATGAAGAACCCTTACTTCTTAACTGCTGGGGCATTCCTCGCAGCTTGGGCAGCATCTAACTTCGCAGCAGATTACCGCTCGATCCTCTGGGCTGTCCTTGCTGGAGTGTTTGGATATGCGACACCTAAACGGTGAGTCCACAGGATTACGCTGCTATTGCAGTTGGGATCGTGACGGTTCTGGGTGGTGTTACTGCGATGCTTCAGTTCTTAGTCAAGCACTATCTTAATGAACTAAAGCCCAATAGCGGATCATCTATTAAAGATCAAGTTAATCGACTAGAGGCGCGTGTCGATACCATTCTTGAACTATTAGGTAAGTCACAATAATCTTATGGCTCGCAAGAAAATAATCGACCTAGAG